AGCTGATTGGGGAAAGAGGAAAGCACGCGCTTGAGAGAGGACTGGAGCATTCCAAAGCGAAAAACACTGACCTTGTCGGAAAGATGATAGATCTTAGTCTTGTCACATCGGACGAGGACGGAGTTTACGGGCTTGACGAGCAGATAGAAAATCTCGAGAAGACCGCGCCCTACCTGTTCGGGGAAGAGGAAAAAGAAAAACCGAAGCTCTTCTCGACGGGAATGACCCACGGTGAAGCAAAAAGCGACCCCGACAAGCTCGACGACTACGAGTACTACAAAAAGATAAAGAAAATCTGAAGATTAATTAAATCTCAACCAAAAATTATTTTTTAAACGAAAGGATAACAAAAAATGGCAAAATTTGACGTATCGGTAAAGCAGATAGCACGCGAGGCACTCCCCAGACTTATCGACAACCTTGTATTCCCGAATCTTGTGTACAAGGAAACAATCAGCGGCACAACGGCAAAGCAGGGAGACACGGTTTCCGTCCGCTGCCCCGCAATGCTCATGGCTATGGAATTTGACGAAAGCACCGGAATCATCCCCGAATCCATGCAGAACAACACGATTGACGTAAAGCTCGACCACCTTGCGACGGTTGATATGCAGCTCAGCGCAGTAGAAGCAGCGTGCGATTTTGACTCCGTTGTGCGTATGTTCATCGAGCCTGCCGCAGCCGCACTTGCAGAAAAGATAAACATCGAAGGACTGGAGCTTTACAAGGACATTCCGTTCTACACAGGCACTGCCGGAACCACTCCCGACGGGCTTGACGACCTTGCCGCCGCTTCTCTTGCGCTCGACAATCAGAGAGTTCCCGCAGGTATGAGATGCGCTGTGTGGAGTCCCGAAGCCGCGGCTAAGCTCAAGCAGATTCCGGCGGTAGTGAACGCGGAAAAATGCGGCTCCACCACTGCGCTCCGTACCGGCTCCATCGGTCAGGTATTCGGCGTGAACCACTATATGTCACAGGCTGTATGCAAGCACACCTCGGGGGCAAGCGGAAATCTCACTCCGAAAGCAAACTCCCTCGGCACAGGCACAATAGTGTTTAACAGAACCGGCACGGAAACTCTTAACAAGGGTGACATCCTCGTGATAAGCGGCATGGGATATGTTGTGACGGAGAACGCCTCTACAACAAGCGACTCCATCACCGTAAAGGTAAACGGCAATCCCTACGTCCGCACAACCGACACCGTGACCGTGATAGGAAGCCACACCGCAAACCTCGTGTTCCATCCCGACGCGTTCGCCTTCATCACCAGACCTCTCCAGACGCCCGCCGGAGTTGAATCCTATGTGACAACCTACAACGGTATCTCGCTCAGAGTTGTGCGCGGCTACGACATCAAGTACAAGAGAGAGATTCTTTCAATGGATGTGCTCTACGCGTTCAAGACGATCTATCCCTCCCTTGCCGTAAGATACCTCGGCTAAAGGAGCGCGCATGACCAAGGATAACGCAAAGGAACTGCTCCTGACGCTCATCTATCCCCGATGCGAGGACGACCTCACGGATGAAGAAAAAGCAGTACTTGACGAGGCGGCGGCGTGTCAGGCGGAATACGGCGTGGGAGAGAGTGTCGTCGGAGAAAAGGTAGGGGACGTGAGCGTGACATACTCCCTTCCGGCGAAGATAACGCTGTGCGGAGTTTCCCTCTCACCTGCGGCATACTCGAAGCTGCTCGGCGCGGGACTTGTCTCCATGTGGGTGTGACTATGATTAAGGAAAGATTTCTGCGCGACTCTGCCGTATACAAAAAATTCGTTGGCGACAGTTCTGTCGAGGACAGCTCGGACGGCAGCGCAAAGTACGATGAATTCTCACTCACGCACGTTCTCGTACAGCGCAAAAGCCTTATTAACAAGAGCGGGGAAAAACACGGAAGTCTTGTACTCTACTTCTTCCCCGAATTCAGCTCTTGCACAAAGGACGGAGCTTTATCTGCCTTACCCACACCTGAGGAGAACGACAGATGTGTAGTTGACGGCGAAGAATACCGCATATCCGAAAGCTCTTCTCCCATGTCGGGGGGAACGGCACTGGCGCACGTTAAGCTGACAATGAAATAAGAAAAGGGCGGGAGGGCGGGATTTTATATGGCATACACAAAGATTAACATAAGCGGCATATCGGCGAGGGTTCAGCGTGCGTCCTCTGCTGCTCAGGCAAGGCTTTGCGAAAGGGTGCTCACGGACTCTGCGGAGTATGTGCCGTACCGAACGGGAAAGCTGTGCTCCTCGGGCAAGGTGGGTGAGAAAAGCGTATCATGGACAGCGGAATATGCGCGCGAATGCTACTATGCCGAGAGGACTTTTTCAAAAAAAGCTCATCCTAAGGCGACGGCGCGATGGTTTGAAGCCGCAAAAAGCGCAAATATCGCCGCATGGGAAAATGAGATTAAAAGGATGATTTAGGAGAAAGCATGACAAAGATAAAACTGCCGGAGGATATTATAAGCTTCTTCGGTAAGCGCGGAATAAGCCTGACAGCCGAAGCATGGCGCGACCCGAGAGAAGAAAGCTCCGCGGTAAAGCAGGCGGTGCTCTCACTTGACGGAAGCCGAAGCACTCTCCGCGAATACATCGACGGCACAAAAATAATCGAAGCCGGATTTGAGGTTCGTCTGAGAGTGCGTGCGGATTCACTGAAGGACAGGCTTGACGCGGCGGAGTTCTTCAGGAAGGTTTCTTCCGCTGTATCGGACAATGCAAGCGAAAGCTTCACGCTAAGCGAAAGCTCCGGCATGACAAAATCCGCGATTTACGAAAACGGAGACGAGGAATTCCGCGCCTCATACAAAATAAAATACAAGGAATAATCACAAGAAAGGATTTAAACTATGGCACTCGTAAAAAGAGCTGAAAGACAGCACTACATGAACACAGGAACAAGCACCGCACCGGTATGGTCGCTCATCGGAGAGGGCTTTACCGACTTTACGGAGTCAAAGAACGCCGTAAGCTACCAAAGAAGATACATCCACGAGGCGACAAAGCGAACCGACGTGACAGGCTATGCACCGGTCATCGACTACGAGCTTGAGGTGTACAAAAATAATCCCGTCATCGAGAAGATACGCAAGATAACCGACCTTGAGCTTACCGGAGACGAGGCTAAGGTGGACGTACTCTCTGTGGATCTCTTCGACGAGACGGAGAGTGCGGGAGTATATACGGCAGTCAGAAGAAGCTACTCCGTTATCCCCGACGAATGCGGCTCTGGTACGGATTCACTCTGCTACACCGGCACGATGAAGGCTGTCGGAGACATAACAACAGGAAAATTCACCCGCTCGACTTCCACCTTTACAGCGGACTAAATCAAAAAGGAGGACGACATGAACCACATCTGGAAATTCGCGGACAAGGAAATCTACTGCGACGTTTTTGACCCCGACTGCTACGAGAGAATTGACGGAGCACTAAAAAGTCTCTCATCGGAGCTGTCTCACATAGAATACTCAAAGGACGGCGAGATGGGCGACATTGCCGACAGGCTCCGCCGAAACTGCGAGGTTATCGAGGGATTTTTCGACAGGATATTCGGCGAGGACGCAAGAAAGACGCTTTTCGACGGCGAGCGCAACATCATGACCTTCTCCGGCGCACTTGCATCATTCCTCTGCTACATTGACGGGGAAATCGCGTACATGGCGGAGTCGGGCGAGAAGATAAAGGCACAGCTTACCGAAAGGCTTGCCGCTTTATGATACCGCTCATATGCGATCCCCTGCCGTGCGAGGTTACAGTGGGCGGAAAGAGGGTGCGCGTGCTGACCGACTACAGAAGATGGCTTGTCGTGTGGGAGGTGCTGTCCTCTTCCCTCCCCGGCAGGCTTAAAGCTGAGCTGTGCTCGTCTGCTGTAGTCGAGGGAGACGTGAATCTTGACGACTGGGAAGATTTTATTAATGCATTCGCGGCGTTTCTTCTGCAAAAGGACAGCGTTTGCATGGAAAAAAGCGGCGCGTCTTACAACGGTGAGAAGCTATTCGACTTTGCCGCGGACTCCGAGCTTATCTTCGCGTCATTCTTGGCGGAGTACGGCATAGACCTCACGACGGAGCATATGCACTGGTTCAAATTCATGGCACTGTTAAAATCCCTCTCGCCCGACTCGCCGCTGATGAGGACGGTTCGCCTGAGACAGACCGACACCTCCGAGATAGAGGACGACAAACTTAGGCGGCAGATAAGACGTGCGAAAAACGCTGTCAGAATCAAAGAAAAAGAAAGGAATGATGAACAATGGACGGCTCTGTAACAATAGGAGTTTCCCTCGACACTACGGCGGTCCTCTCCGCGCTCTCGTCTCTGGAGACACGCATGGCGTCCTTCGGAAACGGGCTTAGCGACGCGCTGATAAATCCCGTGATGTCGGCGAATCTTGCTTCCGCTGTGCTCACGTCGGTT